TACGACGCCGCTGCCGACGCCACCGCTGGTGATCAAGCGCGTCACCGCCGACGTCGCGCGCTACTACCTACACGGCACCAACGCCAGCGACCCGATCGTCAAGGCTTACGAGGCCGCGATGGCGCTGTGCCGCGACATCTCGACCGGCAAGATCAACCTGGGCGGAGAACTGCAGTCGCCGAAGACGTCCAGCGAAGTGGTCTCCGTCGCCGGCCCCGAGCGGCTGTGGAGCCGCCCCAAGCGGGGGCTGTGATGGACTTCGCCATTGAGGCCGACGACGCCCGCATTCTTGCCGCGCTGCGCCGTGTCGGCGGCGTCTTTTCCAGCCCGGCGCCGCTGCTGCGCGACATCGCGGCGCTCGGCGAGGCCAGCACCCGGCTGCGCTTTCGCACGCAAACCGCGCCCGACGGCACGCCGTGGAAGCCGAGTCTGCGCGCTCAGATCACCGGCGGGCGCACGCTCACCGATCGCGGCCACCTCGCCGACTCGCTCTCGTCGCGCGCCGACGCCAACACCGCCCAGTGGGGCGTGAATCGCATCTACGCCGCCATCCACCAATTCGGCGGCACCATCCGCGCCAAGGCCGGCGGCGCGCTGCGCTTTCCGCTCGCCGGCGGCGGTTACGCCGTGGTCAAGGCGGTGACGATGCCGGCGCGGCCGTATCTTGGGATCAGCCCGGACGACGCCGACGATATCGTCGCGTTGATCGAGCGCCGCGTAGCAGTGGCCAACCAGGCGGCCAGCGATGCTGGTTGAACTCGAACGGCGCCTGGTCGCCCTACTGCAGGCCTCGCCGCTGGCCGAAAAGGTCCGCGCCATCGACGTGCTGCCGGACCTCGACGGCGACAGCCTGGTCGGCAAGTTTCTAACCGACGCGCCGGCGCTGTACGTCTCGCTCGGCGCCGGCGATATCAGCTCGCCGGGCGTCGCTACGCCGACCATTGGCGTCGCCTGTGTCACCCGCAACAGCCGCAGCGCCACCGCCGCGCGCCACGGCGACGGCGTCACCATCGGCCTGCTCGAACTGGTCGAGGCGGTGATGATCCTGGTGGACCCGGATCTCGACGGCGAAACCGGCTTTGCCGCCGTGCGCTGGGACCCGGTCGTCGATCCCGTGCTCTACAAAAAAGGCCTCTACGCCGCCGTGGTGCTGTTCCGCGCCGGCCGGGTGCCACCCACCGACTACACCGGCGACCCCTACGAGGAGTTCTGACCGTGATACCCCCGCCGACCCGCCCGCTGTTTAACGCCCCCCCCCCTTCCCCTCAGGAGACCTGACCCATGTCCAAAACCCTATCCACCGGCAGTGTTTTCAAGATCGCCGCGACCTACGGCCCGGTGGTCGATATGACCGCGATCACCAACGCCACCGAAGCGGAGGCGACGCTCGACTCGGGCCACTTGGTAGTTGTCGGCGACATCCTGGAGGTGACGTCGGGCTGGGGCCGTCTGAACGAGCGCCTGGTACGCGTCAAGACGGTGGTGAGTGACGACATCACCTTTGAGGAGATCAACACCAACTCGACCACGGTCTATCCGCCGGGCTCGGGCGTCGGCAGCATCCGGCGCGTGCTCACCTGGGTGAACCTCACGCAGGTGAACGAGCTGAGCAATAGTGGCGGCACCCAGAACTTTGCCGACGGCTCGGACACCGACAGCGTCATCGACGTGCAGCTGCCGACGACCAAGGCGCCGGTGGTCATGAACTTCACCTGCCACGACGACCCGGCCTTGCCCTGGTACGCCGCCTGCGTCGCTGCTGACGAGGCGCGCGCTCCGTACGGGTACCAGATGGTGAGCGCGCGCGGAGCGGTGGTGCTCGGCAACGCCTACTGGTCGATCCTGCAAATGCCACAGGTCCAGAAAAATCAGACGCTGAAGACCCTTATCACCCTCACATTCGCCGCCGCCATCAAGCGGTACGCCACCTGATGGGCGCCACCTTCAAAATCGCCCCGCCGACCAAGGTCAGCGAAACCGCCAAGATCACCCAGCCCGGGCTGGACGAGCCCGGGCTGGTCCCGGTTACCTGGCGCTACAAGGACAAGGCCGGGCTGCGCGCCTGGATCGAGGCGATCGTCTATGGCAAGGAGATCGATTCGCTGCTCGAAGTGATGCTCGCCTGGGACGTCGAAGGCGCCGACGGCCAGCCGCTCGCCTGCGACCGCGCCGGGCTCGAAGTCGTCTGCAATGCCTACCCGGCGGCCGATCGCGACCTGTGCAGCGCCTACGCGCATGCGCTGAGGGATAGCCGCCTGGGAAACTGGTAGCAGCGGCCCTGGCGCTATGCCAGGAGCCGCTGAGCGACAGCGATCGCGCGCTGGGCTTCGAGGACGACGACTTTGCCGACGAGCTGCCGGCGATCTGGCCGGAAAACTGGGCCGCGGTAGTGGTGTTTCAGGGCATGAACACGCAGTGGGCGATGGCCTCCATGGGCGGCCTGGTCGGCCTGCGCTACGAGGCCATGCGCCCGGTGATGCGCGCCTGCGGCATCCGCAAGCGCGACCGCAACGAGGTCTTTCTTGGCGTACAGGTGATGGAGAAAGCGGTGCTCAAGAGTCTCAACAGAGGAGCGCAGGATGATCGGCCCAGCTGATCCCCGCGGCTGGGCCAAGCGCCCGGCCAGCGGTATCGCGCTGACCGCGGTGTTTCACGCCGCGCGCAGCGATCGCCGATTCGCCGCCATCCGCGACAAGCTGATCGAGGACGGCATCGCCACCGAGGCCGGCCGGCTGTTGTTCCGCTGGGACGGCAAGGAGTGGGTAAAACATGGCTAACCAGGTCGTCTTCAAGGTCTCGCTCGACGGCGGCAAGCAGGTCGTCGAAATCCTCAACCAGGTCGAGAGCGGCGTCAAGCGCGCGACCAAGGCTGGCGACGGCGGCGCGCCTGGCGTGCGCACGATGGAGCGCGACGTCGGTTCGCTGGCGACGCAGATGCGCGCCGCCGGCGCCAGCACGCAATCGCTGGTCAATACCCTGCGCCACGTCGCCGGGCTGTACGGGCTGACGCAGATCGCCAGCAGCCTGGGCCGGGCGATGCTCGACGCGCAGGTGTCGGCGCAGAAGCTCCAGGCGACCTTGACCTACATCGCCGGCGGTGCGGGGGGCGCGGCCAAGGAGCTGGAATACCTGCGCAAGACGGCGGACAAGCTGGGGTTGGACTTCACCAGCGCCTCGACCGCCTACGCCAAGTTCTCGGCCGCCACCAAGGAAAGCGGCATTTCCGGCGAGGTGACGCGGCAGACCTTCGAGGGCATCGCCAAGGCGGCCTCGCACATGGGGCTGTCGGCCGATGAAACCAACGGCGCGCTATTGGCGCTGTCGCAGATCGCCAGTAAAGGCGTCGTCTCGGCCGAAGAGCTGCGCGGCCAGCTTGGCGAACGACTGCCGGGGGCCTTTTCTCTGGCCGCCAAAGCCATGGGCGTCACGGAAAAAGCCCTGGGCGACATGCTGCAAAAAGGCGAGCTTGTCGCCAGTGATTTTCTGCCGCGCTTTGCGCGTGAGTTGAATAACAGCTTCGCGCAGCCGGTAAATAATGTCGTCTCCGAGCTGAATCGATTATCAAGCGCCTTCGACCTATTCAAGCAGTCGCTTTTTTCCGGCAATGCGGGCGGGCTGTTTGGTCCGATCACCGACGGGCTAAATGAATCGTCGGCGGCTATGCGCGCGCTCGGCTTTGAAGCGGGATTGACGCACCGCCTGTTGGTCGCCCTGGGTGGGGCGATCGCCGGCGCCGCTGGCAGCAACCGATTCAACGTCGGCGGTCGTCAAAAAGACATTATGGAAAACGAGCTGCCGGATGTGAAGCGACAGCTTGCGGCGCTTGACGCAAGGCGCGAAGGCGGCAGCCGCTTTGGCATGGCTGAAGGCAAGGCGTACGAATTTCTGCAGGCGCGCGCCAAGGCGCTGCGCGTCGAGCTGGAGAAGCTGGCAAAAGCGCAGGGCGACGCCTCCGGGTGGAAGAAGACGGATATTGACCTCAAGGGGCAGTTCGAGTCTCAGCAAGCGGCGCAGCAAAAGGCGGCGACCGAGCGCCTGCGGGGCTACCTCGGCGACACCGGAAACGAAAGTCGGGCAGTCAAGATCGCCGCCGACGTTGAGAAAGAGACCTTCGCTTTCAAGAACGCAACCACCGGGCTGAAAGAATCCAGTAAGGAATATATCTCAGCGCTCGAAGCGCACCAGCGCCGCGTTGCCGAGATCCAGGCAAAAGGCGCCCCCAGGGGCCGCAGCGGCGGGCGCGCCATCGACCCCGAGCGCGAGCGCGAGAAAATGCTCCGCGAGCAGCAGCGGATGGCCGACCAGGAGGCGCGCGAAATCGAGCAGGCCAACCGCCACCGCATCGCGCAAGAGCGCGCCGCGGCGGTGATGGCGCGCACCGTCGGCAACCTCGACGACGCCTACCAACGCCAGAACGCGATCTACGACGAGAGCCAGATGAGCGCCCCCCAGCGCGAGCTGGCCGAGGCGCTGCGCCGTGTCGAAGAGGCCGCCGATGCGGCGCGCGAGGCGCTGGCCGCCAAGGCCGCGACGCTCAACGTCGACGACGTCGAGGCGCTCAACGCCTACCGCGCCGCGGTCGAGCGCGTCACTTCCGCCGAGGCCGCGCAGCTCGACCAGGTCAAGGCGCTGCAGACCGAGCAGGAACGCTTGAACGGCCTGTGGGAGACCGGAGCGCAGCGCGCGCTGACCGCCTACATGGACTCTGGCCTGAGCGTCGCCGACCAGACCGAAGCCGCGTTTACGCGCGCGTTCGGTAATATGGAAGACGCGCTGATGGGCTTCCTCGAAACCGGCAAGCTGAACTTTGCCGACTTCGCGAAATCGCTGATAGCCGACATGGCGCGTATCGAGCTTCGCGCCTTGCTTTCCAAGCAGATCGGCGGCGGCGACAGCGGGGGCGGTGGCGGCTTCGGCGGCATCATCGGCTCGCTGGTATCGGGCGTCAGCGGCTTCTTCGGGGGCGGCAGCGGTGGCGCGCTGGCCGGGTCGCTCGGCGCCGCCGGCGGTCTTCCGCTGCCATCGTTCGATACTGGAATCGACTACGTGCCGTTCGACATGGTCGCCAAAATCCACCGCGGCGAGCGGGTGATGACAGCGGCCGAGAACTCGGGCGGTGGGGGCGGCACGACGATCATCAACAACAACTTCTACGGCATCAGCAACGCCGGCGAGCTGCGTCGCGCGGGCGGGCAGCTCAGCCGCCAAGTGGCCGGCGCCGTCGACCGCTCGCGGCGCTTCCAATAAGGGGCAAGGGTGAATCTGACGTTAAAAAGGGGCGAGCGTGGGTGAGTTTATCGAGGAGCGGCTACCGCTACATGTACGCACCGGGTCCAGCGTCAGCGACGACTACGCGGTCGAGATCACGTCGACGGCGAGCGGCGGCGAGTACCGCCGGCTGCTGCATCCCTTCCCGATCCGCCGCTGGTCGATCCGCTACACGATGATGCGCGGCGACATCGGCGCGCAAGTCAAGTCGCTCTACGACCGCTGCTACAAAAGCTTCGCCGGCTTCCGCTTGGTCTGTCTGGACGACCGCTCGACGGCCGAAGACGGCATTTCGCTGCCGTCGGCAAGCGACCAGGTACTGGTCCGCCTAAGCCCCGGCGAGTACCAGCTGGTCAAGCGCCAGGGCGGCAGCGGCCCGACGCTGGCGATCGGCAAGGCGATTCGTGCCTTGTTCAAGCCGGTGGCCGGGAGCGCGCTGGTCGCGGTCGGCGGTCTCTCGTACGCCAGCGGCTGGACGCTGGACGCGACGACCGGCCGGGTGACTTTCCTCGGCGCCGCGACGAGCGCCATCGTCGGCATCACTAAGGCGCCCAGCGCCGTGGTCGATTTCGGCACGGCGCACGGTTTTGGCCTGGGAGGCTACGCGCATTTCAGCGGCGTGGTCGGCATGTCGCAGATCAACGGCCTGCGCGGGTTGGTCGTCGCCTTGACGACCAATACCATCACCGTGGCGATCGACTCGACGACTTTCTCGCTTTACACCTCCGACGGGGTGGCGAATGAGCGGCCGCAGGTGTCCGAGACCGTGACCGGCGGCTGCTACTTCGACTTGCCGTGTCGCTTCGATTCGGCGCTGGAAGTGACCTCGGTCGGCGGCGACGTGCGCGATACCGGCAGCGTTGATCTGATCGAGGTGCTCGACCCATGAAGCCGGTCGTCGCCGATTGGCGCTACCGCGTGCTGTGCTGCCGGATTGTTGCTACCGGCGGCACGATCATCCGCCTCACCGACTACCCGCGCGACCTGGTCATGGCCGGCAGCCAGGTCTATTCGAGCACCAGCGGCTACGAGTTTTCCGGCTACTCGGCAACGGCGGATTTCTCGCCGTCGGTGATCGATCTGGAGGGCGTCGCCGGTGCCGCCGGCATCAGCCGCGCGATGATCGGCAGCGGGCTGTTCGACGGCGCGCGGGTCTATGCGTTTGCCACGGCGTGGACGGCGCCTATCGAGGACGAAGAGGAGGTCGTCGCCGGGTTTTTCGGCGAGGCGACGCTGCTCGACGGGCGGTACAAGATCACCGGCATGTCGCTCGGCGACGTGCTCGGCCAGGTGGTCGGCAAAACCTATGGCGCGCAGTGTCCAAAAGCGTTTTGCGGGCAGGAGTTCGGCGGCTGCAAGGTGTCTCTGGCGGCGAATACGGTGACCGGATCCTTGACGGCGGTGACCTCAAGCAGCAGCTTTCGGGACGCGGCGCGCGCTGAGGCGGCGGATATCTTCGGCGCCGGCACGATCCGCTTTACATCCGGCCCGAACGCAGGGCTGAAGGCGCAGGAGATCAAGAGCCATGCGGCAG